GTGTGAACCGTTGCGAACAACTTCTTCAAAACGATTATCACCATGGTCAGCAAATGCACCGTTAGCAAACTCTGTAAGAGTATCTGGTGCTTCTACCCACGCTGCAGAACCTACGTGAGCACGTTCACGCATTGTTTCTTCAGCTGACTTTTCAAAAACATTTGCGTTGCGGTTTGGACGACCTGCTGCTGGAACATATCCCTGCATTGCGCCCTTTGTAAATTCCTGTGGGACGTCAGTATCAGTTGCAATACCTTCTTCAAAACGAAGTGGTCCACGTTGTCCTGGAGTTGAAGGTGACATCTTACGGTCGTAAGTAGTACCTGGACGCTCTGGAAAATTAGGTGATGGTGCGATTGTCATATATGACTCCTTGTTGAGTGGGGAAAAGGCCTTTTTCCTAATAGATAGTTTCTCGCTTTATCGGCATTAATTGTGCCTAAAGCCCAAAATTTTTATCTAAAGAACGGTGATGAACTTACTTCTACCGAAGGCATTGTTAAATCCATAGTTAGAGCGCAGGCAATAGCCAAACTATCTGCGTAATCATCATGAGCGTGGGCCTCATCAGGTGCATGAGCTAAAAAGTTAGGTCCAGTAAATTTAGTCTCTAAATCAGACATCTGTTGATAGAAGCGCTTCCAAGTACGCAATCTACGAGTTTTTGCGTGTGAAGGCCATCCAACCATACGACGGTCAATAAGAGCCTTAAGGTGTTTCCAACGTTTAGATTGTTCTGATTGGCTACTACCTACAGAGTGGACTTCCGCTCTAGGAAGCAAAATCTTAAGGCGTTGTGCAACAGCATCTCCCACACCATTAGCGTCTACACCAACCGCTAATACATCATAGGAGCTAAGGAAAGTAACAATTTGAAAATACTGGTCTTCCCAATCATCTCCTTGAATCTCCATCCAATTTAAAATGCGGTGGTCAAAATAACCAAACTCATCTGGCCTATCCCAATCCACCCACACCACTGTAACAACAGTGGAGTCAATTTTACGTGCTGGGTCTATGCCTACAACAACAGGAGAACGATGCCATGCTTTGACTACTTCTTGAGAGGTATCTCCTAGTTCATCAAGGATATTTGAGGTAACAAACATACCTCTATCAAGAAGCCACTTACAGCAATAAGACATTTGGAATTCGTCTGAATCTTCACCAATACGCAACATTTCTTTTTTAATAAACTTTGCGTAGTTAACGTTGTATTTAGACACGTCACGATAATCCCACTCAAAGTGGTTTTGTTTTCCACGAGCTGTTTGGCGTCGTTTATTTAATTGAATACTTCTATAAAAGTTATTCTTGTGAGTGGTTGGGGTGCCAGTTTTAACCATAGTACCTGAGTAGTACGCGAGCATAGGGGAGATTGATTTAGATACTACAAAGTCATCCGCCTCTTGACACTCGTCAATAACAATAAGATGAAAAGACTTAGATTCAATTTTTGCTCGTGGGTTAGCGGTCATCATCATGAGTGAAGAGCCAGAGTTTTTAAGCTTAATTTGTCGAGTAACGCCCGCTACTTTACCTAAGGAGTCATCAATTTCTGGGTCGCCCAAAATCTCTAAAGCGCGCTCTGAAGTAAGACGATTTACCGTGCGACCAAAGAGCGTTTCTACCTGGCCCTCGACTGGAGCAAACATACCAATCCAAATACCATCTTTAAATTTGCCCAAAAGGTCTGGATACATTTTTGCTAAACGTGGAAGAAGAACCATGAGTGTAGCTACGGTATTAGCAATAGTCTCTGATTTACCTGACTGACGAGCGGCAAGAGCAGTTACTTCTTCACCATCATTAATAAGCACGGACTCAATAATCCGTTTAGCTAAAGGTAACTGATAGGGGTGAAGCGGATGTCCTACAAGCGCATCCATAAATTGGAGGCAACGAGTTATAAGCTTATTAACAAATTCTTTGGAAAGCTCATCCAGCTCATCTTCTTCGTCAGCAAGTATGCTCGCTTCAATTTCATCGAGTTCTTCGTCTTCATCAAAAAATTCTTGCTCGCTCATATGTGCCTTAGTTTAGTAGAAAGCGGAAAGCCTGGGCGTATAACCCAGGCTGACCGATGCCACACGGGGAGAAGGAAGAGGCAAGCATTAGGATACACCAATTGTCGATAAATCTGTAAATCGTCTATAAGCGTGTCGTGCGTTTAACTAATTGGTCTACGGCGGCATGAAGAGCCTCTGCACCTAACAACGCTTCTTTAAGAGCAAAATCACTATCCCTATTTTTACCGTAGGAACTCATGCAACGACCAATTTCATAGGTGGCTTGCTCAATCCACATCTCTAACTCTGCTGTAGGAATTTTGCTAACGCGTTTAGATACTTTTTCTGAAAAGGGCTTTACCCAAATCTCTTTCTTATTAAAAAACATTACCACTCCCTTACATCTTTAGCTGGAAGTTCCATATCCCTAAGACCAATAGCCTCGGCAAGCATAACATCTGCCTCATCTTCATACACATCAGCAGGCTTATTCCACAGCCCAAACACAAACCCAGGGTGTGTAAAAGGCGCCCTGAATACTATACATACTTTACTTTTTCGGTACGGGTAGTTAGTCTCTTGAGTCCAACCTTTTTCTGCAATTGGCAAAACTCTACGGTGGTAGTACTGGATTACATCTGCGTATAGGGGTCCGATAGATTTCATTATGAGTTAAATAATACCCTAGTTTCTTCTGCCATTTGTGAGGGGTTAAAAGGACCCATATCATCATGCTGGTCTAAACCAGAGTACTTTAAAAACTTTCCAGTAGAGTCGCTAGACTTTAAGTTATTCCATATTTCCACAGGAATATCGTTATATTCCCACCAAGTGCCATCCCTAAACATAACTACCAGTTTCATAGCTTCTCTACTATATGCAAGTTTTTTTGCTCTTGGTTTAGGTGGGTTTGTAGTAGGAGCAGGTAATGTTTGATAGGTGGCTTCAGTTTCTCTTGGCTCAGCTATTTCAAAATCTTCATATACTTTTTCTGATGACCTTAGCGCAAAATTTAACTTTCTGTTAGCTACATCAGCGCTTCTACTATAGTAGGTCTCTTGTCTTCCTCTTTTAGCCATTATTCCTCACAAACGTGGTCAGCTGTCTCATTCTCCATAACGCGAGCAAAACAAGACGCGCACCGCAATATTTTAGGAGCGCGATAATTATTTTGAGCCGTTCCCCCTAATTCAAACCCCCCACCGTCTTCAGCGTATGAAGGTTCGTAATCGGAAATAATCTCAGACTCACGAAACAACTCTCGCGGAAAAGGACCTTGTGGGCTCTGTACTTTATCTGGAACTGGATGTACCTGTACCGCTTGATAGCGGGTAACTTTCATTCTGAGCTCTTAGCGGTCTTCTTCTTAATTGTTTTAGGTTCTTCAATAAAAGGCTCTACCAAAGGAAAGTGACCAGCAGCGGCTCTCTTGTGTAACCATGTTGGAAGGCAAGAGACACAATAATTTACAGGATTAACTCCTGGGTCGGCACTTGTGTAGTTTGCCTCATTATCGCAATTGTTGCATTTAATCATATTGACTCCTTAATAGGATTCAATAATACCTTATGAAATGCCAAAGGCGGGTGCGTTAATACACCCGCCTTCAACGTTACTATTACTTAGAAGCGCCGATTCCGTAAGACTTGTCTTTTGGATTAAGTGCCTTGGCAAGAGGCCCAACTAGACCTGCAGCAAAAGCGTTGAGAAGAGTCTTTGGGTCAGTAATTCCGCTCATGTATAGAGCAAGAACAGATGCTGCAGATGCGCGTAAATAGGTTGCGCCAGCAGATTTAAGTGTATTTAAATCCATAACTTCCTTCTTTCATCGCGGAGTTTCCGCACTACTAATGTAGCAGATTATTCGCCTTCTACAACGTGTTGTTCAAAACGACCTTCCAGCTTTGCTACCTTCTCCCCGATGGCAATCTGGTCAACTCGTAACTCTTTAAGCATAGGGATAACTTCTTTATTAATTTTATCGTGAATAGATGAACCGCCATTAGGTCTAAGCTCAGATAAGTACTTTTTTACTAGCCACTTCACGCCAGCTGCGCATGCAAGAAAAATACCAATCTCAGCTGATGTTACGCCAATCCAGGCGTCAATGCTCATAGGACTACCATTTCTCTCTATATTAAGATGAGTAGAAGTATGGTTGTCCGAATTAAATTACACAATTTAGATATCTATTTATACATTATATTCGGCGTGTTTGTATGCGTAAAAAGATTAATTTAAGTTGAACTTGACATGATACGTAACTCTTTGGTTTGCTAGTACATGACAGAGCCACTAGCAATAGTGGCTTTCGCCAACTGAGAGGAGCAATTAAATGCTCAATATCAGAATTAATCTAACGATTAATCTAAGAAAGACGTGGGCTGCTCTTTGTATTGTGGTACTGACACTAACACAATCAATTACACCAGCCCATGCAGTAACTGTAAAATCGTTTACAGTAAGTGAGAAGCCAGTAACGGTATCTCTTACTTATTTGAAAGTGACTACAACAGTTTCTCAAGCCAAGAAATCCTTGGCAAGCTCAGACGTTAAGTACTTTGACGCTGAGGCGCTCGCGTTCCTAACTATGTACTCACAAGGTGAGAGCATTAAGTCATGGAAGTGCTTGCGGTCATTGTGGCAATCCGAGAGCCACTTTAATCCAAAGGCAAGAAATATGAGCTCTGGTGCATTAGGCATCGCTCAATTCTTACCGTCTACTTGGGGCAATTATAAAGTTGAAAAGACGATTGAAGCGCGTCTTCAAATTAAATACGGACTACGCTATATACAAAAACGATATGGGAGCATAAATGACTTATCAGGTACCTGCAACGCTTGGGACTTCCATCAAAAGCGTGGGTGGTATTAAGGCGCCGTATTTTGATGGCACACAGCCGTGTGCTCAAACAGACCCCGAGCTTTTCTTTCCAGAAACCGCTGGGGAAGCCAATAGGTCAAAAAAGTTCATAAGAATGATTTGTAGTAGCTGTAGTTTTAAAGTTGAGTGTTTGGAATACTCACTCACAACAGATGTTCATGGAGCTTGGGGTGGTTACCTTGAGACTGAACGTAAGAACATGAAACGATATCGAAAACTTTCGGCGTAAAGCAAAAAGCCCCAGATTTCTCTGGGGCTTTTTGTTTTTGTAGATTTATGCAAAAGGAGTAATCGTGATTGCTGCTCCTGCTGATATTGATGCAGCGTTTGCTGCAACTGATTGTGTCTTGATTGTTCCAGATGTACCTGTCAAACCAGCAACAGAAAGTCCTGATGATGCTAGGGTTCCTGAAGTTGGGGTTGTAAATGAAACTGTGTTAGTTGCATTTGCTGTAACTGTCCAAGTACCATTGAGGTCGGTATCTGGGGAAACAAGCGATGCAACTGTAATCTTGGTTCCAACTGGGTACTTAGCGCCAGAACCTGCTGAAGTGATTGTTGCTGCTGTAAGTGTACGGGCCACTGCTGTAATTGTTGAAGCAGAGTTTGAAGCCGCTCCAGCTGTTGTAACAACAAGCTCTGCATCTGTCAAAGCGTCTACAGCAGAAGCTGTTGCAAAACCAAGTACGCTTGGTACCTTTACATAGTCAACGCCAGCAATATAAGCACCATCATTTGCAGTAAGTTCATCTGTATAACGAGCTTTACCTGAGATGTTGATGTAGCTTCCAGTTCCTGATGCAGTTACTGTAAATGTGTAACGGTTTGCTGAAGCAACAGTAAGATTGGTTCCATCAAGACCTGTACCAGTGATGTTTACTGTGTCGCCAGCCTTAAGGAAGTTATTTGGGGCTGTGTATGTCTGGGTAGTGCCATCACCAGAAGCTTGTGTAATGGTGTAAACGGCTGAGTGTGTGTTTGCAAATGCTGGGTATGATGCCCAACCAGATTCCGCACGAACGTGGTTATCTGAAGGAACGTTGAAAGTAAGTGCGTTTGCAAATGTTGTTGTTAGAGCTCCGTAAGCAAGGTTACCGCTAGCTACTTGAGTAGTAGCTGCCCATTGACGGTCATAATCTGAACCACCAATATTTGTTACTGAACCGCGACGCTCGTCGTTTGGTTGTAGTGGAGCCATTCCACCCCATACGTAATCTACAACAAGGTTTCCTGCTGAGTCAGTTGCGTGACCGTCGTTATTTGTTCCGCCTGCTTGAGCTGCAATATATTCGGAGTAAGCTCCTGTGCCCTGCGGTGAACCCACAGCTGCGGGTGAACTATAGTTTGTCATTAAATTAATACCTATTCTCTAGAGTGTGGTTAGCAATCCCATGCGCGTAGGGACTTGTTAATTCTACTATTCGGGTCATTAGCTGTCTTACTAGACGTATTAGCCCTTTTCATCCCAGACATTCTGGCGCAAAAAGATTTATGTCTATCATTGTGGTGGTCTTTACTTGGAGCTTTTAAATTACTTCCTGGATGCGCTGATTCATAAGATTTACGACCTTTTTCATTAAGGCCGCCCTTTTGATTTTTTCCCGCTTTACGTTGCCATGCTTCTGACTTAGCCACTTGATTCTCCATTCGCACCACGGCCTGGGTTCATGTAAACACCTTTTTTAGCTTTTTCTTGGTCTCTTAAGAAAAATTTCCTAAGGCCAAATCTAGAGTCATTAATTGTAATAGGACGGTCAATACTGTTTTTAAATTCTTTTGAACGTTTCATACTTTCCAACGGTTCCATTGAAGAGCTTGAGTTTTAACTCCAGTCACAGAACCATTGGCTCTTGTTAAGGCGTCACGAAATTCTCGGTCACTCATACGAGTGCGGTTAATATTCATCTGAGTTAAAGACTCTGTGTACAGGTCTTCTTTAGGCTCAAGATTTTTTCTTTTAGACATTATCCAAATTAACTGGGGGTGGTGTGTCATTAAATTGTTGACCGATACCAGGGTCTTTAGGATTTGCTTTAAAAGCAGCACTACCACCAGGAAAACTAAATGAGCTGGCTGTATGTCCTTCTGGAGTATTAGAGTTAATTAAATTCATAGCGTGCTCACGGTCTGCAAGACCCTGTGCATGTGATTGGTTATTTTGCTGTGTTTTTCTTTTATGCGCAGCATCTGCTGCGGTTTCTCCAAGAACGTGACTTATAAGTTGTGTATCAATAGCATGACCTGCTTTTTGTCGCATTAAATTAGATTGGTCACGGGCACTAACTTGGTTATTATTTTTTTTACCGCTAAGAAGATTAGCAATACCATAAAGAGCACCAAATTGACGCCCACCTCTGCCAGACGGTGCTTGATTAAAGTTAAACGCGCTATTAGCCATACCTAATGGTCTCCTAAAAGGAATTAGTTTTCTGTGTAAGCCAGATGCTTTTCTTCGCACCCTCTAGCTAAGTCAGGGACTACAAAACGCTTATCGCATAGCGCACATGTATAAAGCGCTATGCGTTCGGCATCTGTCATCAAATTATAGGAACTTAATTAGCTCTGCCCATGTTTTAGGGCCGATAATTCCGTTAGAATCCACAATATCGTGGTTATCTTGAAACGCGATTACTGCCTTAGTTGTAGCTGGACCATAGTCGCCATCTGCCTTAAGGCCAAGAGCTTTTTGTACAATTTTTACGGCTTCACTTTTAGCTCCTGGACGAATCTGTCCTGGGAAATCTGGAGTGTCCTGTGCTGGAATGGCTGCCTGCACTTCGTTACCAACATAATTAGGGCGACCCCAACCTACGATTGAGACCATAACCTTTTTTTTGTTAGTCTTGTAAGCGCGGTCTTTCATAACAACTTCCCCACCATTGCGCTGTGACCCCTTAGCACTGCTAGCTGAGTTTCCGTCAATAGAGACTACAGTGCCATCGCCGTTATCTTTTACGCAAAGGCTAACGTGTGAAATTCGGTCTACACCGTCTCCTGGAAAATCGTGATACAGGAAATCTCCTGGTTGAGGAGCTTGACCACAATCAGCTTCAAACCACGTACCCATTTTCTTAAATGCTGCAGCACCTGAAACTGTAGAAACAGTGTTAGGGACTTTTACACCAGCTTGATTAGCGCACCACATAACAAAAGAACCACACCAAGGATTAAAGTTAACCTTTGTAAAGGCACCGTATTTTGTTTCGTTATCTTTAGGGCCTTCAACGGTCCCTACTTCTTTCTTAGCAACTTCAATAACTGCGGCTGCTGTTCCTTTGTCTGCCATGTATTACTCCTTAATTATAGTCTGGGTGGTCTTCTTTAGCTTTTGTTGGTGCAATTGTAATAGCTGCGCCTGATTGATTTGCCTCAACCTGTAGGTCGGCAGCTGTCTTAGAGTTAACATCAACTGCAGCAAATGCGGAATTAATTTCGTCTAATGACAATTTACCGTCATTCATAAAGCCACGTGCTAGCTTCTCTACGACTGCGGCAACTGCTGTAAGACCAGCAACTGTTACTGCCTTTAATACTGAGATTCCTGCAATAGAGCCTGCACCGATTACTCCAAGACCGCTAGCAGCAAAAACAGCAACGATACGAAGCAAAATATTTCCTGTTGTTTTAAACATTATTCATCCTTTGGGTTTCTAATTGGATATGTGATGGCCCATGCAATTAGCGTTCCAATAATTGCGTACCCCACAATTGTTTTAGCAGAGCCATCAAGAACTACCCAAGCAATAAACATGCCCAGCAAAG